TCAAGGAAATCCTATGCGCTTTTAAATTTAAGGGCTTGTGGTTAGTATTCACTTCTTATTTGATTTAAACGTTCAACTACTGAGGGATAACTAGGATGAAGTTTAGGAGTTCTCCCACTCATTTTTAGCTTCCATTCATTTCTTGGCTCAGAATACAGTATCTCAAACAATGTCCAATCTTCGTATTCATAAGCATCTCCCATTTCATCATAATCTTTGATGAACCAGTCTCTCTTATACACTTCCTTTAATTGCCATTTTGGGCAAAATAAGCTAAATAATTTCTTCATAATTTTAATTAATAAGTTGTTACAAAAGGTTTGCTGCTTAAATGGTAATAACCACACTCACATAAATAATATCTCGATGGCTTTTTGTTTCTTATTGGGATCGGATTGTAGACTGTCTCTACTATACGCTTAAGTTCATCAGATGCCTCTTGCTCAGTATTAAACGATATTTTCTTGCACATTATTTAGGTTTTTAAATTATTACTTCAACAAAGATAATCAAAAATCGCGGAATAAAAAACTAAAAAGTGTTAAAATTAAAAATCCCCAAACAATTATGAATGGGGACGAATTTATTTCTTCAAAAGCTTTACAATATACTCACCTAAATTCTTGACAGCATTACCTTGATACATCAGGTCTACATACTCTATTATAAAGGTAGCAAAATCCTCTTGTAAATTGAAATCATAATCCACAATAAGACACTTCTCAAATTTGTCAGCTATAACTTTACTTCCTTTAAGTTTAGCTTGTTTTACTTCACAATCTAGATTAAAGTTGTAGTATTTCTTTATTTCCGCCGAGAAATGAGAATCATAAGAATTACCCCTTAAATCAACAGCTGTATTAGGTTCTGAAATTACTTCAGGTTTAGTCTCTACTTTTACATCACTAGAATACGTCCAAACTGAATCAGAAATACTTCTTATGACTTTCCCTCCAATTTTACAGTCTTCTCGCTTCTCTATTGAGTTTATAATCCAATCATAAGACTTTACTTCTCCAAACTCTTCAAAGACTTCAATAGCTATGTCATGAATCAAATCCGAAGCTGTTCCATAAGTTGCTTGATTTAAGAACTCCTTTTCTTGCAACTTAAAATCAGCTGTTATGATGCTTCTTAGAAATTCTTCATTTCTAGTATATTTTATTGCACTTATAATTTCTGATTCTACATTGTAGATATTTGATAATATTCTGCGCTCATCAATCTGTCCTAATTTGACATTATAGGCAAATCTGCTTGCAACTTTTTCATCAGAGTAAACTAAGATATTCTGTTTATAGATTCTTAAATAGTTTTCAGGATTATCTAAAACTTCTACCTTATCTGAGACTTTAAAAAGAGGCTGTTTCTCATTGATATATAGATGACGGTTTTGCCAAACTTCATAAAAAGGATTTTGTTCATCAAACTCTAAAGTTATGACTGTTCCTGGGTCTTCACCTAAATCTACAGAACCTTCCACTAAGTATCCTTGCTCATCTAACATATTACTCCACAACTCTCTTAGAGCCATATAAAGCTCCCAATTATAACCTAATTGTAGAGCAAATGCTGTTTCAATCTCTTGAAATTCACTAGAACTTGGGTCGGAAAAAGTCATAGAGCTATCGATATTTCCATGATAGGCCTTCTCGTAGTTTAACTCTATAATCTCTTTACTTTTACCTGTTGACTCACACTTCTTATCTAAAGTTCCATAAGAAATATATTCTGTAAACTTCTCTAACTTACCTTCATCCCAACCGCCCGTTATTACAACTTTCAAGTCCACATTATTTCTCAGAAGTAAGGCTGTTGCATAAGCTTGTCCTGAAGAAAACTGCCCTATCTTAGTTGAATCTTCCCTTTTCTCGCTATCCCCGATAGTCGTTAGATTTATCAGGGACATTCGAGTAGGTGTCACAAAGGATACTTTCATTATTCCGCTACTGTTAAGTAAGCACTTTCAAACTCTGAATACAAATCCAAAGTCTCTTTTAATTCTTTTACTTTTGCATAGGTTATTTCAACAACTGATTTGTCCAAAGGTACATTACTTGACAGCCTTTCTTCCAAAGCTTCCTCAGCCTCTTCTAATTTATCTTCAATGTCTCGTTTAGCCTTTTTCAAGGATTTCAAATCTTTTGCTAATGTAGCTGTTACAACTGTTGCTACGTTTTTGTCTTCTGTAAGACTTGCTTCTAATAACTGTTTTCTGTTGTTCATTTTTCTTTGAGATGCCTCCGCTTTTAAATTAATTTTTGTAAAGGTATTGATTCTTATTTAATTGTAATCTATTTTAACTATTATTTAATATTCTATGTGCCGTTGCTTGCATTGATTCAGGATCCAATTGGAAGGCGGAAAGCATCTGAGACAAGCCAATTTTATCAGGAATATTCAGAGTTGATAAAGTTTTTGATAATTGAGAATACTCAAAAGTTATGTTAACTAAAGTATTTTCATCTAGCCCGAAAGCTTTGTTATAATTCTTCTCCGCCAAAGGTTCCAAATTTTTAATTAAAACTTTTAAAGCCGATTTCAAAGACTGTTTATTAAATTCCGTCCTTTGCAGGCTTTCTAAGGATTCAAGAAGTATTTGTGATTGGATTGTCAAGTCCAGGAGTTGCATTCTACTGTTCATTCATTTTTGATTCGACTATAACAAAGCCTGTTTCTAAATACTCTTTTATTGTTTGGCTTACCATAGTTCTGTCTAAATTCAAGAATTCTGCCACTTTATTAGCTGTTTTGAGTTTCCAATAGAATTCTATGACTGCAAGTTTTCTTCTGTGATTCTTTTTATTTTTTTGCCGTGATTCATAATTGACAAGCTCCCAAACCTGCTCATCAGTATAGACATTAAACATACCCTTCTTATAAGCTTTAAATTTCAGTTTGTAGGCTCTTTGAGTGAGAATATATATAGGTATGCCAAATTCTAAAGATATCTCTTTATACGTGCGCATTTTTATTTCTTTTTCCTTCCTGATTTGGTTTGTTTGTCAAGTAAATTTTCGTCACAATATAAAAAATAATACTTTTTAACTCTGTATTCCTCGTCTACAAAAGAATGCTTGTCTAGCTCTAATCTTCTGAAAGAGCATGGCGGTCTCTGTTCGGTGGCGCATAGTATATGGACTTGATTGAATCCGCACACAATTCCTTCATAAGATTCGTGCTTGACTTTAAATCCTTTATATTTCTTGTACACTAGGTACATGCCGTTTGTTTTATCTGGTTCTGTCATTTTTATCTAATTCTAATTAATCCGTTTCCTTTATATGGGAAATCATTATACTCTGAATTTTCTAGATCTGTTTCAGGATCAAGCTTGTAAAAAGCGATTCTGTCCATATAACTATTGGAGGATTTGTCATTGATTAAATCAACTTGTTCTTTAGTATAGTCACACTCCGAAATTGAGCATACTTCCTCGAATTCATCTCCTTCAAATAACTTTTGGATTTTATTGAATTGTTCTTCTGTTAACTCTAAAATGTATGAAAAGGTTTCTCCCTCCCAATCATTTCTTTCTTCAATTTCGTACTGTTTCATTTTATTTAATTTCGTTTATTAATTCATCTCTTGTTAAAATTATTTTTCTATTGCTAGGATACCAGAAGCTAGGCAACAAAGCATTTATCTTTTCAAAATCTATATTTTCGTTCAGTATTTTGGCGATTTTTTCTTGATCCTCATACATCTCCTCTGAAAACCTGTCTTCACTAAAAACACGCTCTGCTATTTCCTCTCCACTGAGAATACCTATTTTCTCCAAGTCACATTCATAAGCCACCACTGTAAAATCTACAGGTTGCTTTATTAAAAATTCGTATTCAAAATGTTCTGCTATATCTTGAATCTCATCGAAAAAGTTGTCGTCAATTGCGTACATATTATTTTTATTTATAGATTGGTTTAAAAAATTCGGGTAAATTAAGGCACTGCTCCTTTGTATAGGCTATTTCAAAATCCTCTTCTGACCTTATCAAATCATCTTCATCAAGGTCACAGTATTCAAATAACTCAAACAAGGGAATTTCCTTCATTATTGTAAATCCTTTAATTTGCTTATCAGGATAATATGGGTAGGGATAATAATTTTCTAAAGTCTTTCCCCACCATACATTATCTTCAATAGCAATGTCATACTCTTGTTCGTGCATTTCATCTAGAGTTAGCTCCATAGTTTCAAGATCAAACTGTTCCTCAGTGATTACCTCACCTTTCTTAGTATATGCTTTTGTCTTCTCTTCCCAAGGTAATATCTCATAAAGCTGTACTTCTCCCTTATCGTTTAAGATAAATCTACCAGTTGTACCATTAAGTTTTAAAGGTTTATCAGAATTTATCTCAAAGTATTCTTTTCCTCCCCATCGGATATGTCCTAAGCCGTTGGTGTACTTTGAGTATTTTTCTTGTAATTCTTTTAAATTTTTCATTTTACAAAGTTATATAAATTTTTTCAATTAAACAAACGATTCTTCACTGACTTTATTAATCATGTACAAAAACAGCATAAACAACAGTCCTAAATGTATTCTCCAAGCTATAAAACCACAAATATATCCGTCATAATAGTAATATCTCCAAAAGTCTAAAGTAAACTCTTTAAACCCGCACAAAGTAGAAAACACAATCACTAGGACAGTTGTCACTAATGGGATTGCTAAAGTCAGAAGCCAAAGTTTAAAACTCCATTCCAAGATTAGAAGCCACTCGAATTTTAAGATTAGTTCAAACTGTCTTTTTAATGTTTTAGTAAAGTGTTTTATCATCTAGTGTAATTTTATATCTAAGAGGGAAAATAAATCATCAATATCCCTTGAAGAAAGTTCATTAGGGAAGTCAAAGTAATCATCCATTTCTTCTTCCATAGCCTCATTATCATTTAGCCTTAGCATATACCACCCATTATCACTTTCAAGTTTGAATACTTCGGGAGTGTTCTTTATGGTCAAAACTTTACCTTTGAAACCCATAGAATTAAACTTCTTTCCCATAGCTTCGTATTGTTCTCTACTATATTTCATTTTTATCCTCTAAATAAAGCTCTACTAGTTTAGGTATACAATTCACTCCATAAAACTCTATATCTATAGCTCTTTGGTTGAATATCCAAATCGCAAAATCAGTTAGTTGCTGTTTCATCTTAAAGTGTTACATATTTTATATTGAGTATCTGTGTAGAGTTTTATCCCTCCATTAAGCTCTACTCTGTATTTTTGTGGACATTTACAATCACTTATAGATGTTACTACAAGATGGCCTATAGCAAAATCTATACAAGAACTACAGGAAATCGCGCAAAAAAGAATTAAAAACAGTTTTCTCATAATTCTTTATTACTTTCACATTGTTTTTTATAACATATAGGAGTATCCTCTTCTCTTACTATTCCCATATAGCTTCCCCCATACCCACATTTTGGGCAATAATATAATGAATCTCCTCGACTATCTCTACCTTTGTATTCCATTTTAGGGTGTTTCATAAAATATTCCAAGATTTATCTAAGTTTAAAATGCCAGCAACTTCAACAGTATCGTCCGATAATTGCAAATTTCCTTTATTGGTATTAGACCTAAATTTTTGCATTTCTTTTAAAGCCAACTCTTGTACCTCTTCTTCTGATTCTGCTTTTACTTGAGCTGTAATCACGGCTCTATAGCCAATTGTAACATCATAATTTGTTTTCAAAATTATAGTTTTTTAGGTTTAAAATTTTCTATTATTTCTTTATGGCACTCTGCAAAGAACTTATACTGTGGAGACTCTTTAGAAAAGGAGACAAAAGCTTGACCTGTCTTTTTGTCAACTAATATGATTCTATTGCAATTTGTATTTTTTAATACCTTGATTTCCATTATCACTTATTTTCAAAAATTATTACTGCTACATACTCAAGCCATTGATTGGCTACCATACCATCCTCATAAAAATCTTTACCTTGGTGTAAATCTACTTTCACATCCTTGACTTTTAATCCAGATTCTTCTCGAATAATTCCCATTATATTAGCCTCTAAGGCTTCTAAACTCGTGTCTTTTAATATCTTAATCATAATTTTGATTTTAGAGTGTCACCTATTTTAAGATTTAAAGCGTCGAATGAAGGGACAGCTACTTCTATGATAGTATCTTTGTTCTTTAGAATTAAAGTTACTTTAGACGGACTCCATGCAATTGGAGCTTCAATAAGCACATACCCTTTATCTTGATATTTTTCTATTGGCTTTGGTTCTTTAAATGAGCACGACATTAAAAACGCGCAAAAAAGAACTAAAAATAAAAACAGTTTTTTCATAATTCATTAATTAAATTAAACGTATTAGCGACAAAATTACAGTGAGTTTCTAACAAATGGTCTTCAAGAGTAGCTTATTCTAATAAAAATAAAGCTTGTTTGAGAGCTTCTAATAATTCAGAATCTTTTAATCCTTCTTTATCCTGCTAAATAATCATTTTGTGTTATTTCTCCAAATGTAAAATCTATAAATGTATCGGGATGTCTATCATCAAAATATAATCCCCAAGCTTGTTTTGCATATTCTAATGCTTTTTGTTCTTTCCTCATAGTTTATTCATTATTAATTTAAACTCTTCTTCTGTTGGTTTTCTTTCTAACCCGCAATCAGAGCATACCATTTTTGTAAATTCGCGCGGAAAACAAGTTTGAGCAAGATAATTATGCTCAGAACCATTCAAACAGTCTGCTTTATATCCCATATAATGAAAGATAATGCTAGTAGTGAATACGAAACTTTTTTCACAATTATCACACTCCATTTCGTGCAATTCGTCTTCCGTATAACCAAAACCGTCATCGTGATTTATATCTTGGTAATGTCCACAATAAGGGCAATCTATATCTTTGCTCATTTCTTATTTAATTTTATCAATTGATATAAAACAACCTTGTCCACAGTATAACTCAGCTCTAAATCCTCTATAGCGGTACACAATAGAAGTAAACATACCGTAATCTTTTTTCTTTTTAGATACCTTACCCACCTTTGAAAAAGCTTCCAGAATTATTGCATTTAAGCTAGTTTCTCCATCAATACTTTGGTTAGAGAGGATATCGCTCCTTTTTTGTGCATGTTTTAAATACTTAATGTAAAGCGAGTCTAACTCTTCATCTGTTTTTGACTTTAAAAGTTTGCCAGTCTTTTCTTGCCAGCGTTCTTTGTGACCGTATTCTCTGACAAGCTTTTCTCCAAATTCTTTCAAGGCTAGCTTACCTTCTTTCGAATTGTGAAAGTCTTTAAGTTCTTGAGCAAGTGTTTTTAAATTTAGTGTCATGTTATTTAATTTTCGACGGAAAAAGAGTAAAAATACGAAGTTTCTAGCCTAAATCCTGATTTTCTTTGACAAAGATAAGCAAATACTTTTTCTTAGAAATTTTATTTAACAAAAGATTAATGAAGTTTTACACATACACGAGGTTTGTAATATTTCTACGTTTATTATTCAGCATTAAACTTAGATACTTATTACACAATCCATAGGTCTCAGAAGCTTCTTTCAGACTTTCTGAAAATACCCCATTCTGTTGATTTAAAACGTATTTAGTCCTTTTAATCTTGATTGGTAATGTCCCGTCTTTTAAATACTCATATAGGGACTTATTATAAGTTTCCATGGCTTCTAATTCGCTGTCAAAAACTCCTAAACTGTAACCTATTGTATCTATTCTTAAGTAAGCTCTCCATTTCTGTTTACTGTTATCCCAAGATACTCCTGTATATTTAGAGGTTTTATTTAGCATACCTCTTGAGACATTATCTCTATTTGTAAGATATCTTAAATTTTCTAATCTATTGTCATCTTTTACACCATTTATATGATCTACCACTAATTCAGAATCTCCTTTAAAACATGACATTACAAGACGGTGTACGCTAAATCTTTTATAAGAGTTATTTTTGTATAATTCTATTTTTAAATAGCCATTGCCTGTTTTTTGTAGTTTTAAGATACTTCCTTTACATTTCCTGTCAGAACTATTAAGCCTATCTAAACTCTTAACTCTTCCCTTATTAGATACTTGATAAATTCCTTCATATTGAGGCACATCTTTCCAAATTTCTTCTACATTCATAATTTTTAAAAATAAAAACCCGCAAGCAAAAACTGGGTCAAGCAGTCTTCACAAGCGGGGCAACATTAGTTTTAATCTCTTCAACTGCAATTAAGCCTTGACCGAATAATTACTTTGTAAAGATAATTAAGTTGTACTGATTTACCAAATGTGTAAATTTTAAATAAACTTTAGACCGCATAATAAAATACATTTGGAACACCTTTGCCATTATCCTCTGTAATTACAAAGCCACTTTCAGAAGTATAGCCTAAAGACTCGCTGAAAAAATTACCTGTAAAAAAAGAAGGACAATTCATACGCCTGTGGTCAACTGCGTCGTCTTTTATTGTTTGGTAGCTATCTCTTTGATTTATATTAAGTTTTTGAATAATACTATGTAAGTGACCTTCACAGATTAGGTTGTATTTACCCTGTACTCCGTAATCCCAACACAGCTGTTTTGTTGACTTCTTACTGAGGGAGTGGTGGCCGTGAGTCAAGATGTGACAGATATTGTCAACTGTATGTGTAATCACTAAAGGATTAAATTCTACAGGGTAGCCTAAGAGTTCTAACCCCCAACAAACTAAACTTGCCGCACCTCCTTGTACATCTTCTTTATTGTCCGATGTGACGCGATCGTGATTTCCAGCCACCACTTTAACTTCACCCAAGTTAACAATTCTTGATAAAAAATTATCGTGTAAAATCTTAACTACTAATTTTACGGCTTCTGCCCCAACCATTGCTTTGTCCAACCCTTTCCAAGTGTTCTTATGTGATAATCCTGTGAAAGACTCGATTAAGTCACCTAAGATGTGGACGTGGACTTGGCTATAATTTCTCGCATTAATATCTTCAACTGCATCTAAAAGCTTACTTGCTAAAATATCGATAGAAAAATTCTTTGTTCGGATAAGATTATCAACGTAGGATCCTAAGTGTAGGTCGGCAATTTTAACAACCCCAATTTTATTTTTGGTATCTACCTTAGTCGGGCTGTATTTAATGCCCTCAAATCCACTCAAAATAAGTTCTTTAAGTTCTTTTTCAGTCACCATTGGTTCAACAACTTCTTCAAAGAACACAACATTAAAAAATGGAATGCCCGAGTGAGAAATTAATTTGTAACTTCTAATTTTAGCCACGTCTAGCCCATAATATTCACAGTACCTTTCGATATTCATTAATGACCCGTCATCATCGATAGCTGTAAAACCTCTTGGTTCTTTGGATTTTTCTTTGTCGTTTTTGTATTGGATACTTTCGGTTGTGGTATCATTATCTAAATCTTTATCCACGGTCTCCCCTTTAAGTTTATTACTTACAGTTCTTCTCAAACTGTCCGTATATTCTATGCCTTGTTCTTCAGCATATCGCCTAGCCGTTTTTGTAATGTTATCTTCCTCTTGGAAAAGTTCTTTGATTCTATTTATGTTCATTTATTTTGTTTTAGCTGTTTTTTGCGCCGATTTTAAGTTGTTTAACATATAATTAACTCAATCTGTAATTTGAAAGAAATTCACTCAATATCTCATCGATCTCTTTTTCTTCACCA